AGCTAATCCAGAAATAGTTCGAGAAGTTGATCTATTAGGAAAAATAATTTCTAATTATGGTTCTCCAACAGGTGTATTTGATTTAAATGAGGATAATAATGTAATTAAATATCATACAAAAAAATCTATATTTAAAGTATTAAGAGATCAGTATGAGGAAATAGAAGATCCTTCAAATATAGAATCAAGTAACTTATTTAAACTAAAAGATAACACTACAGTTTCAGCTAAAAAATTAGCTAATCAAGAAACAATGATGTTATTAGCAAGTGTTTTTGAAGTTACAAGAGAGAACGGAGAAGTAGTACCTGTACGTGGACTATTTAACCTACCTAAGTTACAAAGTATAGATAAGACATGGAGCAGATTAGCTAAGATCCTTGAAGGTTCTTTTGATGAAATGGAAATGTATACTAGACTTTTTGAAAACTCTGAAAATTATCCTGAACTACAACAACTACAAAAGTTATTACCTAACCCTTTCTTTAATGAAAAATTTGCAGAAGGAAAGTATACAGCTTTAGAATTTGAATTAGAAACTAGTTTTTGGCAAGACTTTAAAAAACCAAGAGTACCTTGGCAACAATTAAACTTAAATCCAGAAGTAGTTACAACAGATGGTCAAACTATGACTCAATATGAAGCTAGACTTTCTAGAGCTAACTTTGATGTATACCAAGTATTACAAGATTGGAAATATAATTTTATTACAGCTGATACACTTTCTAATAAATACATTACTAAGCAAGGAACTACTAATTTATTAAATACTGAAAGAATAGTAAAAGACTTTGGTATTAATGGTGAATTTAACTTTAAAAAAGGTAATGAATTTTTAAGAGCTATTGGTGTTCAATTAGATGAAAATAGTCCTGCCATAGAAGCAATCATAAAGAGTAAGGAAAATCCTTTTGCTTTAAACTTTGGTTTAGATGTAATGTATGATGCTATAAAACAAGTTAATGCTAAGAAAGATACTGAAGATGCACTAAAGTTTAGAAAGAATCCTATACAAGGATTGCAAGATGGTTTACCTGAATCTTTAAGAAAAGATAAAAAACAAAATGAAGAAGTTAGAGGTAGGTTTAGAGCTTTAGCTGAAATACAAAATGCTTTTTCTGATGGTTATTCTAATTTTAGTGTTCAAACACCTGAAGGTACAAGAGTTTGGGAACATATAGTAGATAGCACTGTAACTAGAATAGTTGCGGCAATTAATGCTGCCGAAAACTGGCAAGAACTAACTGATGATCCAAATGGTAGGTTTAAACATATGAGATGGTTAGCTTTTGAAAACAATACTTTTAGTCCGTTTTCAAAACTACTAGGTTCAATTTTTGATTTAAATCCTCAATCAGAATATTTTGGGCAAAAATTTGACGATGTAAAACTTACCTTAAGTAATGTAGGTGGTACACAATTAATTGAAAATTATAGTAGGAACACTGGTACATCTACAGCATCTATGGACGCTACTAGTAAATATCTACAGGAAATCCATACTATGTTATTAAGTGGTGTGGAAGAATTTATGAGACATGCTTCTAAAAACACAGCAATGTCAATGTCATTGGATGGAGAAATTAAAACATACAATGATAAAAATGCAAATAAACTTTATGTAGATATAGAGTCTTTTGTAGAGTATGCTAATGGAGAAGTTAAAGGATATGATATTGTAGAAGGTTATCTTGCTGCAGAAGCAAACAGAATAGTAAGATTTAAACAAAATATTGATAAGTTTAAAAACTATGCTGGATACAATAGAGAAGTTAGGAGAAAAGATAATCCTAAAGGAAAAGGTACGAAAGTTTATGCGGGAGAAGCATTTACTGCTTTTGATGATATTCTAACTGAACAAACTCAAAAAGAGTTATATGAAATCTTAGATGAAGTTTCTGAAAATAAGTTAGCTGTTTTTAACTTGATGGATAGATTAGAACTTGAACCAGAACTTAGAGATAGAATTAGAAAAGACGTTAAAAAATATTTTAATCTTAGCACTCAAGAAAATTTAGATAGATTACAAGAAGCTAAATATGTAGATGAAGGATTAATAGAAAGAATTAGACAAACTAATAAGTTTTTATCTGATCAAGAAATAGAAAAAGCTCTAGTAAAAGCTTACACATATAATTCTTTTATACATAAAATGGAAACCGTAGCAATAGCATATGGTGACCTAGTTCAGTATAATCATGCTAAAGAAGAGTTTCATAAAAGAAATGCTGGTTTAGCAGCTGGTGGTAAAGGATTCCGTGCAGATGCACGAGCACAAATTTATTTAAGTTCATTGAGAAATTATTATGCTGAAAGAAGAGGTAAGCAAATCAGAAATTATGATGGTACTTTAAATACAGCTATCATAAAAGAGATGGAATTACCATCAGAGATGTATAAAGAATATATAGAGAATATTGAAGAAGATATTTATAATAGAACTAAAAATAGACAATTAGCTAAAGATCTGGCTAAAAAAGCTGCAAAAGAATATACTGAAATGAAAATTGCAGATGGTCAGGGTTGGATTACATTTGAAACATATAGATTACTTAAAAAAGCTGAAGCTAATTGGAGTGATATGCAAGAAGCTTTATATAGAAAAGTATCTTTAGGGGAAAATATTACTCAAGAAGATGTTATACAATTTTTCCCATCATATAAATTACAGTACTTTGGAAATATAGAATCAGAAGGGTTACCTGTAAATTCATTTCATAAGTTTTCATTAGCCCCTATTATACCAGGTGTAGCTAAAGAAGGAACTCCACTTTTTGATTTACATGAAAGAATGATGGATGAAGAAATAGATTATGCATTAATGGAATCTGGTTCTAAAGTATCACATATAGGTACAGGAGATGTTGTATTTAATGAAGATGGATCTTTTAACAAAGAATCTAAATTTACAATAAATAAAATTTATGTTGAGTTCTTAAAAAATCAAACTGAAGTTAACTCAACCTATAAAGAAAAGTCTATATTCTCTACTCAGTTAAGAAAGTTAATATTAGAGGGTTTATATAAAAGAGGAGTTATTGAGTCAACAAACTATGAAGAAATAACTAACACTAGAGTTAAACGTTATATTGATCATGTTGAAGAATATACTGAACTTTTAAAATTAGAACTACTTGAAGAAATGGGCTATGAAGAAACTAGTCCAGGAGAGTACAAACCTATAAGTAAAGCTAGTACAGCTAAACTATTAAATATGATCAGGCAGAATCTTGAAAGAGAAGATGTTTTAAATGATGATTTAATAGAGTTTATAGATGTATTTGAAGGATCAGGAGATTTAGTACATGATTTATCTTTCCATCCAGAAGCCGGTAAAATAGAAAAATTAATACTCTCCATGATTAACAAGAGAGTAATTAAACAAAAAGTTTCTGGAGAACCTCTTGTTCAAGTTTCAGTAGGGATGTATGCTAATCAGTTTACTAAACCTAACTTAAGAAAAGCAACAAAAGATGAAATAGCTAAGTGGGGATCAGCATCTTATCTATTACCAACTTATCATAAGAAATCAAATGGATATACTGCAGCAGCTAAAGTTATGATAGCTATGCAGGGTACTTACTATAATCTATTTAACCTAGAATATGAGAACGGTGAGTCAATAGGTGTATATAATGAAAATGATGAGTTACAAATGGATCAGTCATTAAAAAGACTGAATGAAAAAATTAAAGATGATGCTTGGTTAGATGCTAATGATGGAGCTAACAGAAAAGCAATAACATTAGTAGGTGTTAGGATACCTGTTCAGGGTCTCAACTCTATGGAATTTGCTGAAGTATTTGAATTCTTACCTCCTCAAGCAGGAAATATTATTATACCACCTGCAGAGATAGTTGCTAAATCTGGTGGTGACTTTGATATTGATAAGTTAACAATCTTCATGAATACATTAAATGAAGATGGTTCTGTTATTAAAAGAGGATATAAAGATCTACAATCAATCAAAGACCTTCGTGGTACAAGTGAGTTTATAGATGCAATAACAAATCAAAAATATGCGCTAGAAAATGAGCTTATTAATGATATAAAAGAAATATTAGAGTTACCTGATAACTATTCATCTCTTGTAATGCCTAACGGTATATACTTATTAAAAGGTATTGCTGATGAACTTTCTAAACATGTTTCTAAATATAATCCTAAAGCAACTAAAATGACTAAGGATAATATTGATGTTAAAACAGGTGATGAAATAATAAGTCCTACTAGAGTTTTAGAATCATTATATAATGTCTATAAACATGAGTCAAATATTGTTGGTAAAAAGACATTAGGATTAGGAGCTGTAGAAAATACATTTAATGTTATTCTAAATGCATTAGGTGCATATATGCCAGACCAATATTTAGTAGGAACTAGCTTGGTAGAAAGAACAAGTAATATGAGATTAAAACATAATAAAATGACTGACAAAAATGGTAACGAGGTTATCTCTATGTCTGACATATATGATGTTGATGGTATTAATAAAGTTGCTGATGTTATATCTCAAATGATGAACGGTTGGGTTGATGTTGAAAAAGATGCATGGATATTCTTTATACAAGGTAACTATGAAGTAGCACCAACTTTACTTTATATGGTTAAAGCAGGTGTACCTGTAGAAGAAGCTATATACTTTGTATCTAATCCTTTAGTAAGAGAATATGTAACTGAACAACGTCTAGCTAAATCTACTTATGCTGAAGTATTAGGTAAAAAACCAACAAATCCTGGTCTTGCTAAATATGCTGCTGCAAGTGAAGTTATTAAAAAATATTTTAAACAAAGTGATTTAAGTTCTAGATCAAAAAATGAAGAACGTTATTTAAAAGGTCAAGAATTATTAGATAAATACTTTGAAAAACGTAAACAAAAAAGTTTTACACTGAAGGAAATGAAAGACTTAGTAGAAGATAATGATTTTACTAAGAAAAAACTTGATCAAGCTAAAGCAATGTTTTTACATTATCTTGAGTTAGAACAACAAATAGCAGGTTATACAGCACTTAAAATGTCTTCTAATCCTGATACTAGTACTAAAACTACTATATCTGATGTAGAACAAACTGAAGCAAATATTGCAGAATTATTTTATGATTCTAAAGTTCCTGTAGAAATAGTAGAAGCAATGATGGATGACTCTATTTTAAAGTCATTCTTTAACGGTCCTTTAGCTTTAGCAGTAAGTAGACCATTATTTAAATTAAGATATCATAAAGAAATTAGTAATTATCTTATAAGTAGAAAAAGTCAAATACGTATTAAAGATTTACCAAAAACTTTTCCAGGTCGAAATCTTGAAATGTTTAGTAACGTATTTAGAAATGATATTGTTAGTTACATATTACAAAATGCTATTAGAAAATATCAGACTGAACCAGGGTTTATGTCGTTAGATCTTGAGACTAAGATCCCAACATCAATGGCAAAAAGTCTTAACAGAGGTGCTTTTGTAAAAAATGGTGTTTTATATATGGATATGAAACAACTAAAAAAAGAATTTGAAAATGAAGCTTGGACTCAAAATTCAGATGTAAAAAATAGTTATGAAGATAGAGGGTTATATCCTTTAAAGTCTTTTATATTTAAATCTGATTCTTCAACATCATTTAATGAGTATATTCAATTTGTTTCTTATAGAGAGTATTTTAGATCCGTTACTCCAATGAGTAAAGAATACGTGAATACTTATTATTTCCAACAAGAATTAGAGTTAACAAAAGAACAGTTTCCAGAATTACCTAATGAAAAAGCAGTAAGATATACATATGAAAAACTTCTTGCTATAAAAGCTTTAGATAGTTCATATAATTTTAAACATATATTCCAAGATCAGGAAAATGCGTTTGCAATAAGAATGGAAAAGTTATTAGCTGATTATACTGACCTTCAAAAAAACTATCCTGTATTAGCTAAATTAAAACAAGATAGTGTAAACAATAACAGGAATAAAGTATTTAATTTATATATTGCCGATAAAGATTTTGATAATGATAAGTCTAACTTGTTTACTAATGATCTTAAAGCACTTGCTAACCCAGGGATACCTAAAGTAGAAGATAGAATAGAAAATCAAAGAATAAGTGACATGTTTAAATTTTTAAATATGTATGCATTCTTACAAACAGGTTTAAATAAAACAAAGTTAAACTTTACAAATTTAGTAGACTTCAGTGATTTCTTAACTATTGTAGAAAGTGAATCTGATGCATTTATAGAAGCATTAGAAGACAATGGAACTGCAATATTAGATACTTTCTATGAAAGGTTTATAAAACAAAACTCTATAAAGAATAATAATAGTCAACGTTTCAAAAACTATTTATTCGATATAGATCTTAAAACTGTTAAAAAACCTAATGTAACAGAAAAAGGATTCAAATTATCCATTGATAAAAAAGGTAAAGATCAAGGTAAAGCTGATTTAGCAAATCATTTTATTGGTTACGGAGTTCCTAATACAAGTACATATAAATATGAACAAGATGCTAGAAAAGCAGGTATACCTATTAATTATGAAGGAACTATTGATGAAAATACAATAGCTTTTGTTAGTGTTAATGGTAATAACAAAGCTTCTGAAGAAGCTATATTTGAAACAATAGAAAATGCTAGAGAAGTTCTTGAAGCAGGAGGTACTGTAATTATGGATTCTACAAAAGATGCAAATAGATCTTGGAATAAAAATGGTGAAGCATTAGTTCAAGAAGGTATTGGTGATCCAACAGGTCAGACTTCTAAAGGTTATAATTACTGGGGTCGAAATCCTGAAGCTCAACAACAAGCTGTTGTAGATTCTACTAATATGGATACTGAAGTTGAAGAAAAAAGATTAGGTCTTAAATCTACTGATAATGATAACATATTTACTTATAATGATAAAAACTATAAGAATGTTGTAGATTATACTACCCTTACTGAAAATAATACTGATGTTTTCTTTTTACATAACTCTTCTATTTATGAAAGTAAAGAAGAACAAAAAGAAAAAGGCACAATAATAAACAAATCAGCATATTTTATGCAAGCTAGTCCTGCAGCATCTATAAATTTCCCTACAGATTTATTTAGTGAAGTACGTGACAATCAAAAAATTGAACTAGATCCTAAATACTACAATCAATTAAAAGAAATTTGGGAGAATAGAATAGCTGTTGCTCAAGAAATCTTAGAACGTGATGGTAAACTAGCATTTCCTGAAGAGGGATTTGGAGATAAAGAAACTATGCCTCAAGAATTATTTGTATATTTAAGTAAGAGGTTATTTGAGGTATTTCAGTATGTAAATCCTGGGTCAGTTAAGTATGATCAGATTATGGAATTAGTTAATGAATCTCAAGGAATTAGTGATGAGGAAATATTATTACAACTAGAACTGGAGGAAGATCCTTTTAAATGTGTATAAAATGGCTTGTGAAGTACAAATAAATTCAATAAACTATCTACAAAAGCAAGGTGCTATAGATCAAACAAATAAAATTGTTGATCAAGAATTATTTAATAGTCTTAATGATAAAATGACATCTTTAGCAGAACTTAAGTATGATTTAGATGCATATGGTGAAAAACTATTTACAACTAGACTTTCTCAAGCTCTACCTAACAATGCATTATTTGAAATATTTCAAGATAAATTTAATACTTATGAATTTCAAAATATAGATGTTTTTCAAAAAGAAATGTCTCCAATAGAATTTATGTCTGAGGAAGACTTAAGAAAAATCATGTCATTTGATGAAGTTGAATCTGTTGCAAATCTCATTATGAATAAACTATCTGTTAAAGAGAGACCTTATCGTATGAGAAATCGAAGTAACATTAAAGATGATATATGGTATAACTCAGAAGAAGCAGTTATAGAAAATACTATAAGATCTTCAATGAATAATATTTTTGGGGAACTTAAAATAGGTGAGTATTCAACTGTAGAAGAATTGTTTTCACTTTTAGATTCTAAAAATATTCCAGAACTGATAGATAAACAATTAGAATATATTAATTCTAATGATTATACTTTTAAAAAAGGTATTGATAATTTAAAAAATCTTAATGAAATTCTTTATGCAGAATTAGAAACTGTAACAAGTTTTATTAAACATAAAGACAAAAATTTTATTAGTAATTATTCCAAAAAAAATCAAGAAGTAATAAAGAAATACTTTCCTTCATTATTTAAGGAAAATAAATTTAAATCGGATGCTCAAGCAATATCTTTTCTTGGTAAAAAAGTTGTAAGTAAAATTAAAAAGGAACTTGAATCTAATAGAGAAACTATAACTAAGTATAAATTTGCTATAAGTTCAAAATTAAGAAAATATAAAACTCTGGCTAATTTTATTAAATCTGTTCCTAATTGGAAAGATTTAGTGAAATATAAAATAGAAAACCAAGTAAATAGACTATTAGAATTTAAAAATTACGAGCTCCAGAAAAATCCAGCTATTAATAAAACCCTTCTTATACGTAAGTTGCATAAGGCTGCACAACATATGACTCAATCATTTGAATTTGAGAAAAAAGATAAACCTTTAGTTTATTCTAGGGCTTTAATAAAAGGAATTTTTCCGGATTATGATCAATCTTTAATGATTCCCGCTACTTCAGATACAGTAACTGTATTAACTAATATGATTAATCTGAAAAATGGAAAATATACTGAGCTAGCTAAAAAACTTTTACCATATGCTGAAAAACATAATGTTCCAGTAAATATTTTACAAAAAGTTGATGGAAATTCTGTTGGTCGTTATAGTGTAAAAATTAGACAGTTAAATGACAAAGTTTCATATATTAAAGACGATTATATAATTCTTGATGGTAATTCTACAAGATTTAAAGTTGACCCTGAAAGACTTATACTTCATGAAATTGTTCATTCATTATCAACTATTGCAATAACATCAGAATCCTACAGAATTGATCAAATTAAAAAAAGAGAGGCAAGGGGAAGAAATAGAATAAGAGTTGAAAAAAATCCATACGATCAGTTTTTAAATTATTTAATAACAGAAGTAAATAAAGCTAAAGATCAGAAAACTACTGGGATGTTTTCTATGGGTGTTGGTGGTATTTATGGTTTTTCAAATGTGGACGAACTATTTGCAGAAGCCTTAACTAATCTAGAATTTCAAGAATTGTTAAAACAAATTCCTGCAATGGATTCTAAACAATTCAGAAATCTTTTTGAACAAGTATTAGATTTTATTAGGAGGTTATTTAATATTGAAAAATATTCTAATGCATATGAGCAATTAGAAGATGTTATCTTCGCAACAATTGATTTACAAAATGACTTTGATCTTTATAAAGATGATGTTTTAAAAGGGATTGAAAAGGATTTTGAAAAAGTTAATAATCAAGAAGTAATGATGATGAGAGAATCTTCTCTTGCGTCAACTATATTTCCCTCTGTAAAGATTAACGTGGAAGATCTTAATAATTCTAGGTCAAGACAATTAGCTGAAGCTCTTACTCAAAGATTATCATTAGGGTTAAAAGTTGACTATCAAAACGTTACTCAAGAAGAAGCCGCTGATATTTTAAAAAATAGACCGGTTACATATAATGGTGAACCTGCATTCTATTACGCAGGTACGGTATACCTAGTAGGTGAAAATGTCAACTCTAGAACAGTAGTCCATGAATTTGCACATCCGTTACTACAAGCTTTAAGAATCAATAACAATATCTTGTTTAATAATATGTATAATCAGTTGCTCGCCACTGAAGAAGGACAAGGTATTAAAGAATACGTTTTAACTAATTATCCTGAGTTAACTGAAGGTTCTGATCTATTTAAAGAAGAAATGTTAGCATACGCTCTTCAGTTAAAAGCACTTAATAAGATAAACGATCAGATTGAGACAGAAGGTTTTGAAGGATTTATGAATAAACTCCTCGCTGCTATTAAAAAAATACTTAGAGGTATTTTTGGTAGTAAAGTGAATGTGTCTAAAATGGATGTGGATACTTCAATAGAGGAATTAGCTGACATGCTCTTGGAAAAAGAGTTTGAGTTAGACATCCCTAAGAATTTAAGTGAGGAGGATCTTGTAATGTTTGCTAGAGATGTTATTGATAGAGCAAAAAGTCTAGATGCATTATCTACTAAACAAAACAAACAAGAGATCATTGAACAGTTTTATGATACTGCTCGCAGGGTTTTGATAGATGTAGAAAACTTTAAAGGTGATAAACAAACTAAAAAATTACTTAGAGAAAGTATATTTAGAAAAGGAACTAATAGATACTTACCAGAAGTACAGAGTAACTTAAGAGATTATCTAAATACAGATATAGAAGGGTTAAGTGAGGATGAACTTATTCAAAATGCTTTACAGGCAGCTCAATCACAGAATGAGGCAGAACTTCAAAAAGCTACTGCATTAGTTAATAATTTGGATGTTGTAAATATCATGTTAAAAAACATGCTATCTGATATATCTAAAATTAATAAGACTAATATAAATAGTAGAAGTAGTATAGCTTTACTTATGACTTATAAGCAAAATGCTAAAGCCTGGTTAAAAATGGTAGAAGCAATTGATGAGTCACTAAGTTTAAATGGAAAAGAAATTGTAGATTCTAGTAATCCTTTTTATCAAAGTCTTAATGAGATAGTTCAAAATATTACACGGGTTAATACAAATATAGCTAAGCTACTAAAAAATAATAATATACAGTTTTATGTAGAGATCACAAGTTACATGTCTCAATATGTTCAAGATAGATTACGAGATAACTTAGGAATAGCATTGAAAAAAACTTTTAGTCCAGAGCAGATGGAAAAAGAAGTTAATGATCTTTATAATAAAGTAGTAAAGCAAGAACTTAAAGAAGAAGATATTGATGCGTTAGTAAAAAAAGGAGTTCCTGAAAATGTATTACGAGGATTTTTAAGAGAGTATAAAAATCTAGTGATAGATGAAGAAAAAATTATGATGGCTTTAACAGGAGGAGCACACGATGTATCATGGTTTAATAGATGGTTAGAGAGTTATAGTTCTTCTAATGATGTTGTAGTAGGTCCATTAGCTATGTTTATTGAGAATGAAAAAACTCAAGTTAGAAATATAGTTTGGAATGATTCATTAAAATTTAGAAATAAATTAGAGAAATTATTACCTGCTGTAGGATGGAATAAACTCACATCTATTAAGCTACGAGAACAAATGGGTTTTAAAGATAAAGTATTTTGGGTAGACAAGGATACTAATAAACCTATTCAAAAAGAAGTTTGGTCATACTTAGGTGCTTTTAAAGATTATAGATATTATTATGATTTATTAGAATATAATTTAGAAGAAGCTAAGAAAACACAAGATCCTGCTAAGATAGCTGATGCGCAATTAGAATTTGATGAGTTTCAGAAGGATTATATGTGGCAAGAGTATGTTCCAGAATTCTATGAACAAGATGAAATCTTTAAAACTTCTGAGGTAGGTAAATTAGCATACTATGTAAGAAAACAAAAGTTACAAGCAGTAACTAACTTACAAAACCGTATGGAAAATGAACTTGAAAGGTTTCAAGAATATGATACTATTAAAGCCGCTTGGAGAGATTACCAACAATTGTTTTCATTAAACTATGAAGATGGTACTCCTAAAGTAGATGATCCTTCTAAAGGAATATTTGATAAAGGTATTGCTGAAATATTAATAAAACATAGAGAGGCTACTAGAGAGTTTTTTGAATGGAGACCTATTGAAGGATTACTGCAAAGTGCATATAATGAATTTGTAGATCTACTTGCAACTAAAAATATAACTCCGGAAAATCAAAAAGAGTTTGATAGAGAATTGCAAAAATGGCAAAGACAAAACTTAACTCTAAGATTTACTGATGAGTATTATACTTCAAGATCTGAATTAATCAATGAACTTGCAGAGATACAAAATAGGATTAAAGAGGAAAGAGATGAGGAGTTTAATGTTGCTGAAGCATATAGAACCATATATAATCTTACTAGTACCTATAGGAATGAAATGGGTGAACCAGATGCAGAAGCAATGGGAAATGAAAAGCTTGAACAAATCCGTGATCTACATCAGCAGATTACAGAGTTCCAAGAAAAATTTGATGCAACTACAGGTTTAACTAGAGATCAATCTGAAGAGCTTGATCTTTTAATGGAAAAAGCAAGAAATGGTACTTTAATAACTGGATCTTTAGAAGCTGATAGATATTTTTATCTATTAGATTTACAAGAAGGAACTGGCATTAGTGCTGAAGACACAGTACGAATGAAAGAAATCTTTGCTGAACTTGGAGGCTTAACTGCAACTATTCCAACTCTTCAGTATATGGATATATTAAATTATAATTTATCTAAACTAGATATAAAAGAAGTTTCTATAGATGACGTAGAGGAATTTATAAATGATGATAAGTTCCAAGAAATACTTGATAGTGATAAAGCATTTGAAGAATGGTTTTTATTAAACCATTACGTTAAAATGAAATGGGATTCTAATGCAGAAGCATTAGTAGAAAAATATGTTCCAACTAATGCTAATGTAGTTAAAATAGCAAGAGATGAGTCACATATGGAATATACTGAGATTGAGGGACGGGATGGTGAAAAAATAAAACTATTAGGTGTTCCTTCTTTAAGACATTCTATACGTGTAGTAAAAGATGAGTATAGAACAATACCATTTGGAGCTCAAAAATCAGATTATGTTGGTGAGTATATAGATAATAAAGGTAATTATTTACCTAGGTTATATGATCCTAATTCTAAATATAGTGCTAAAGATGCTAGATTTATGAATGAAAAATATTTTCAGATGAAATCTGCTAACAATGCTGAATATAAATTACTAGAAGCAATTACTGAATATCATTTAGCAAATCAAAAAGGTATTAGTAATTATAGTAAGTTGTATTTAGATATGCCTAGGTATGCTATTAAGAAAGGTGATGTCTGGCAAGCTATACAAAAAGGTACTTATGGTGCTAGGTTTTCTGAATTAGGAAAGAATGTTAAAGAGTGGTACAAGCAGGCATTAGGTAAATCTGTGGTTGATGCTGAACTTGATTATAATTATAATCCTGAGAATAACTTAGTAAATACTGATCTAAACGGAGATCAAATTAGTTATATCCCTGTATCAGGTATTTATAATTTAGATATAGAAAATACTGATGCTGATATTATACAAGGTTTAATTAGATATGCAACGTCTGTTGCAATACAATCTAAACTTTTAGAAAGTCTACCAATTGCTAACTCTATATTGAGTACATTGGAAGATCCTGCAAATGCTCCTAAAGAAATGGAGAAATTTGATAAAAATATATGGACATTAAAAGGTCAATTACAAAAAGCTAAAAAGAAATTTTCTAGTAATAACAGACTTGGTCAAGTAAAATCTTTGATAGAAAGAGAATATCACGGAAAACTTGTAGAAGGTATTGAAGAAACTCACCCAGCATTTGGTAAATGGATGCAAAGTATACAAGGTTTATCTGCTATGGGTTCATTAGCTGTGAATATACCATCTGATTTAAAGAACAAATATGGAGCATATATTCAACTTTTACAAGAAACAATTGGAGGAGAATTTATTACACTTAAAGATTTTGCACTGTCTAGACCTTGGGCAGAGAGAGCTATGTTAGAATGGACTACTAAAGGTATTTATCAAACTGGAGCGGGAGCAATATCTACTCAATTACTTCAAATGTTTGATCCTACATTTAGGTATAAAGATGAAATGGGTAGAGAAGTTGAAAGATCTATGGTTAAAGATCTAGCTAATTTTGAGTGGTTATATATGCATAGAAAGTTTGGTGAGATGCAAGTAGCTATGGCATTATTTAGTTCTTTTATGTTTGGTCAAAAAATAGAACAAGTTTTAAGTGACGGTACTAAAAAACCTATAAGATATGTAGATGCTTGGGAAAAAGATGAAGATGGTATTATTAGGTTAAAACCTGGTATTCATCCAGGATGGAGTAATCTTCCAGTTTATCATGAATATGTTAAAGGAGAAACTTTAGAACAAATTGCTAAAAAGTATTACATACCTGTTGAAGAACTTAAAGCAAAAAATAGAATTAAATCTGAGATACAATTAGAAGACGGTCAAGAATTAGTTATTGCTAAGTCAGAATTATTTTTAGGATTAAGAAATAGAATTCAGGGAACTTCTCGTAAATTATTTGGTACATATGATGATTTTGGACAACCTGAAGGAAATAAGCTTTTGTTATATAGACTTTTCTTCTTTATGAGAAAATGGTTTACACCATTACTTATGAATAGATTTGCTGTTGATACTAAAACTTTCTCATGGAAAGATGGTGGAGGAGAAAAATATGACTGGGCTACTGGATCTTACGGTAAAGGATTCTATATTACTTCAGCTCAAGTTTTATATAAAGTATTGAGATCTAAATTTAAAGACGCAGCTTACCTATCTACAGAAGAACAAGTAGCATTAAGAAAATTATCTGCTGAAGGTCTATTTGCAATAGGATTATCTCTATTAGCAATAATGTTATTTGGATTTGATCCTGATGATGATGATAAATGGGATAGAATTAGATCTAGATCAGGGGCATTTAATGAAGATACTTTTAACACATATGGATTTTTAGCAAATCATATGCTGTTATTATTATTAGGTGTACAAGCTGAAGCAACTGCATTTATTCCATTACCCTCTGTTAAAGGAATAAATTTAGGAGGAGATGATTATGTTAAAATGCTTACTCAAACTTCATCATCATGGTATAATACAGTTGTTTTATATATTGATATCTTAGGAGATATAATAGATTTTATCACTTTCTCAGAAATGGATAGATATAAAAAAGATGCGGGAACACAATCTTGGAAACAAAAAGGTGAGTTAAAAATATGGGGTAAATTCCGTAAAGTTGTAGGACGTACAGGAGGTACTGATGATCCTAGACAAATGATAGAAAATTTATTTAGAGGAGTAGAAAGTAAAGGAGGTTAAAAATGACAATTAAAACATATAAGAAGCATAAAATATCTCGTCCTGGGATACATGCTAAGACTAAAGTTTCTAAACTTAAAAGTTCTAAGAATTATAAAAAAAGATATAAAGGTCAAGGTAAATGAGTTGGAGTTTAAGTTTATTCATAACCTGGCCTCATGATAGATTTTTATTAGGTTGGAGTTATCTTCCACCTGATGAAGATTACTACTATAATACTTTTGAATTGTATCTAACATTTATTAGTTTACAATTTAACTGGGACTAAAAAAAAAAGGGGAACCCGAAGGCTCCCCTTTAATTGAAACATTTATTTATAAACTAAAAGAAGTCAGGTATATTGTCCTGGTCTTCTTTAGTATCTTCATTGAAGTCTAGACTAAAATTATCTTCTTCTGCAAACTCATCTTCTACTGTTGTAGGTTCTGTAGTTTCTTCTGTAGGTAATTCATCTACGCCATCAACATGGTCTTCATCTCCATCTGTTTTTGGATCACAAACTTCAGCAACAGCTGCTTCATCTTCAGCTATTCTTTCTTTAATTTGATCTTCATCATATACAGGAGATTCATCATCTACTATATCAACTACAACTTCTGGACTGTTATCAACACCATATAGTTGATCAACTAGTTCGTCTTCAGTAAGTCTTTCAGGCACCGTGTCTGAAGATTCTGATTCTAATGAATCTAAGTTAGCTTCATTAGACTCTGTTTCAGCAATTTGATCCAAAATATTAGTCTGATTTGGGTCTACAAACTCTTCAGTGTCTTCATTTGTATTATCTTCAACAACAGGGACCGTAGCCGCAACAACAGGAGTTGTATTAGTTTGTTGGAAATTAGCTATTGTTGAAATAAAATAATGTAAGATTCTTTGATCTTCCATCCAAGTTCTAGGATGTGACTTTTGAAGAGCTACTGTAACATAATTATAGAATGCCCAGAGACTATCAGAACTAGCAAATACATGTAATGGTTTCTTAATCTGATCTCTAACTAAGCTAGCTTGCTCAGTAGTTAAGATTTCATATTCAGCAAATAAAACTCCAAGAAGTTGAGATTGCTTTCTACGGTTTAGATCTATTTTTTCCATAGCTGCTTTATCAGATACTAATTGGTTATAATACATATGTGCATTTGTAATATAATCATCTATAGTATCTTTTGTTTCTGTATCAGCAGTACCGGTATGCTTTCTAACCCAGTTACCAATATCTCCGCAAATCATTACAGATCCTGTGTTTTTGATATAAGCACCAACTACACATTTAAACTTAACTTGCTTGTTATAACTATTAGTCCAAGCAAACATCATTGATAAATCTGGATCACTATTAAACTGCAATCTATAAATACCTTGAGCAATTTGCCCATCAGCTGTACATCTATATTCTTCATCTACAATATTAAACCCAGCAGTTGCAAGTTGCTGAGTTGCATAATCCATCACAAACTGGTGACTAATTACAGTATAACTAGCTCCGTGTTGTGGTAATGGCACACTAATTAAATGTGCCTTTGTTGTGTTTGAAATTTTCTTTGGCATTTTAAAATAAACTTAATTGTGAAACTTTAGGTTCTAGAACATCTATTTCTTTCTTTATGTTCCCGAGATAATAATCATAATTAATATCATATTCTTCAAATGGTTTTTCTATGTATGTATTAAAAATAGTTTGCAACCATTTTCCTGCTTCTACTTGTATTTCTCTTTTATCTATATTATGAATCTTAAGAATTTTACAACCTTTATTGGATACATAATATCTAAGAGTTTTTTGTAGAGGCTCATATATATGTTCACCTTTTTCTAGTGCAGATTTGAAGAATGTCCATTCTCCTTTAATTTTAACACCAGCACAGAAATTATAAATATTTTTATGTTCTTTCAGATACTTTTCAGGATCTATACCATTTACAAAATAATTGTAAATAGTTTTTGCTACAATCAAATGACTTTTATTTTTATGTAAGTGCGTATACTTGTGGTTTTCTAAATCTTCCCACTCAAATCTACCTTTACATTTAGTAGCTCCATTAGTATAAACACTAATGTAATTATTTACATCCCAGATATACATTGCAGAATAGTCTGCAAATTCTAGTACTAACTTAGTTTTTTCTTCCCATGCTTTACAAATTTGATTATAAATATCTATGTACTTTTTATCAAATTGCAAGGTTGCACCGTCAGTATTAGTTTGTAATAACACTGACTCAGGGATATTAACAAGTAAGTCTTCTACAAGCATGCTTAGCAGCAGCTGACCATTAATGGTAGTTTGCATAGTATATTGAGTATCATATAGCCAAGAGTATTCACTGTTACTGTTACCATATGAAGCATTAGCTGCTTCTTTAAATCCTTCAATAATTGCCATATCTCTTTGATCTTTTGGTTTTTGTTTTTCTGCAAGTCTGACATCTACAATATCATTTTTATAAACTTGAAAAAATTCATCACCAAGATGAGCAGGAGACATGTTATTAACACATGCTATACTAGGATATAGAGATGCTACATCTAAGTCTTTAATAATCAGATTATCATCTGCATAGTATTTACCAGGTTTTATACACTGATGAATACCACCCGCACCATAATGAAAATCATAACCCTTGAACTTTAAATTAAACTTAAAGTCATTTTTAGTGTTATAGATTGTTTTATTCTTCAACTTTTCTAGGAAAGATTGAAACGGTGCAGTTTGAAATGATATATAATCAAACAAAATATCTTTTATAGGTATACCTGATCTATATGTCCTTAGTTCTTTTACTTCATTTTTGTCACGTTCAGTTGCTTGACAATAAAGTCCTAACAAAAGTTGTGACCCAAGTCTAGTATTAGAATAGTTCATACACTCAAGACCATACTTATTTTTAATATTTCTTCTTACATTAACCAGAGGCTTTGACAAATGGAGAATCTTTTTAGTTGACTCTACATCATTTATACAATATTTGGTAATCATATTTATTTCCTCTTCAGTAGTAACTTTAGTAGTGTGATGAATTGGCATGTCTTGTAAGTTTGGCCAATCCGTGCTAAACTGAGCCCATTTAAGACTAGTTCTTTTAGCTCTGTTATCCCAGTGATTGATCTTAAATACATCAATTTGATCTATACTTAATTTCCATTCTGGATATTTAGAAAACTCACCACTATTACTTAGTTCTATTGTTTCTTGTGCAACTCCATAAATCTCATCAACAATATCTGCCTGATCCATTTTAATAAGATTGTCAGATTTTCTCAATATAAATTCAGTTATTTGAGAATCAAATGACAAACCATTAAAAGATATATGTTTCTCTTTAAGACTTTTATTTCTTTTAAGAAACTTTACTAAAGGTTTGATATCATTATTTAGAGAAGAATGTATTTTGAAAATATGTGTTTCCTTAGAAACATAATCTTGAAACACGGCCACAAATAAGTTAACCATAGTTTCGTAGTCCATTACCCAATGTGTTCTCATAAGATTTTGTTCAGTTAAGCTGTTCCCCCGTTTTTAGTTAAAAAAAGAGGGCTACTAAATTTCACCCTCTTTTTAAATGGAAAGATACAATATGCGCGTATTATTTATCTTTCTCTTTCTTCATAAATGTTTTGTAATCAAATGTGTCAGAATTAACTGCAAATAATTTTACAATATCTAACATTGCATCTTGCTTTTCAATATAATATTCTTGAAAAACTTCTACTTTATGACGTTCTTGTCTTGTACCTTTTGCACCTGTTATAGGTTGACCATAGTCATCTAATTTAGGTAACATTTGTAATGATATTCTTTTTTGTTTAGATATTACAACAAAAACATCGCTAGTAGGATCATATATACATTCTACATATGGGCATGATTCTTCTATAGGAATCATTTTAAATGTTTGACTTTCGTTCCAAGTAGCTTGGACAAGTATCATTGATTTACTCATTTTGTTTTGATTTTGACAAATTTAATAAATTATTTTCTCGTATGTTATCTAAATCAGCTATCTCTAATTTTAATGTTTCTTTGTCAAGATCCGGTTTATTACATAATTCAACTACTTCTCTTAGAAGTTCAGTATCTACATTGAGTAATTCAGAATAATTTGCATAGTATTTTTCAGGAATCAAATAACTGTGCATATACGCATAGTTACCCCCATGTATATCAAAAAAACTAAGAATCTTTTGCTTAGTTTTTGTACTTAGTTGACTATATCTTCCATATATAAAATGAAACCAGTCATCATTTAAATCAGAAAAATCAAATACTATAACTACTTCAGCCTTAACTTTTTTATAATCAAATAATCTGTTATGTTCAAGAAGAATATTTTTTTCTATTTTTTTATACTCTTCATCTTCTCTAAAATCATAAACACATATTAATTTCATGTCTTCAGGTTTATAATATCCTTCCCAAGCTACATATGTCTCAATAGGAACAACACTTAAACCTCGTTTAATGCCTAAAAGTGGGTAAATAAACACTTTAGACTTTTGAAAATACTTTCTATAAATAGAAGTTAAAGCCATATTACTTTATAATTTAAAGTTACCCTTTGCTAAGTCATATGGTAGATCGTATCTTTTGTTAATATAGTGCCAATTGGCAACAGCAATAACTTCTTGAAAATCTTCACCCCATATGCGCATAGTCTTATCTGATACTTGAAAAGGGTACACTAAGTTATATTTATCTATTACAATAAACGTAACTTTTATATCCCAAGTTTCCGCATCTGGTAAATCTTTTAAGAATTTATCCGCAGCTAATATAAAATAAATAGCTGCTTGTATCCAATATTTGTAATATTCAATAGCATCTGGAAAATCTTGTATAGATTTACCGGTTGTTTTTAAGTCATTAATAAATAGTGTTTTGGATTCTTTATCAATAACTATATTGTCTATTACACCATGTAACCCAAATTGCAACTTCTCATGGTCCATTTTATGATGTAACTCATTGTGAACTTCTATGTGAGTGTCTTCATCTGTTTTGTCAAGTTGTAATAATGCTCTCACGTCACTATTACTTTTTAGTATATCAACTTGTACTTTACAGCCATCTAAAGTTGGTTGATCAACTACTGCTTTATCTTGACTTTTTTTAAGGAATTCAAAATACTCTTTGTTTTCTTTTGTAAGGATCTTATCCAACCTTTGCTGATCTGTTTTATAAGATTGGTAAAGGTTGGTAGTAAGTAGTTCTGTAAGTATATCTTGTGAGTAGTCTTCTAAAGTTAATGAATTATTTTTAATATTCAAATGTTGTTTAAAAATATTATCAATAATTTTTCTTTGACTATCAGTAGGTAATTTCCCTGGCAATGATATAAAGTAATCATCATATTTATCAGGCTCAAACAACAGACAGTGCAGAACCCGCCCTCCTACAAGGTGCGGGTCTGTACTATCCTCTCTCTGGTTGAGCACATAATGATTGTAAAACATTGCTGGAGAATACAGCAGTTTATTTAAACCACTGTAACTAAAATAAAATTTTTTCTGATAAAATTTTTCTAATTCATCAGAACCAATCAAAGCCTCCTCCATTTTCATCTGTTTTAATCTCTTCGGCCGGAGCTTCAGAGAGGTTATTTTCTGTTATTTCTTCTGTCTCAGCTTCATTAGTATCTAAATCTCCCATCTCAACAAGACTATTATGACTTATTGTAAAATCTGGATCAGGTTTTTCTACTAATTCTTCTTGTTTAACGTGATCATCAATTAACTTATAGTTATAAGGCATATCTAACTCTTCCATTACTTCTGGTGATAAGCTAATATCTTTAACTTTAAAGTAAGTTGTCTCACCATGTTTTTGGACCTCATGATGATATTTATTCATAAGAATATTTAAAGCATCTATAGTTAGTACTTGATTTTCTTTTAATGAACGAACTATATCATCAATACTTGTATTCATATAACTTTTATCTTTACCTAAAAATGCTAATAAACCTTTAAAGTTTACATGATTTTTAGTTCTACATTTTTCCATGTGGTAAGAATATTCTTTGAATAACATTTCTAAGTACAGAAGACTATCTGTATAGTTACAATTGGCCATAATTTCCATAGCCAAAATTCTATTGTCATCATCAGAACTTAGAAACATCTTACTAATCTGATCATAGACATCAGCATCTATTACAGTAGCATCATCTCCATTAATATGAACAAGTAATTCAGATTCATTTAGAATGTCAATATTTAGATTTTCTAATTCATTTAGTAATTCGTAATTATCTTCATCTATTACTGAATAATAACTACTGTTACGCAGTCTTTGTTTAAACTCTTGATCCTCTCTTAATTTAACAAAACACTCAGATGGGTTATTTCTAAAATAACTAGCTGTTGTGTAATCCATGTAAAAATATTCATGAGTATTTACATTAATTGCTTCTTCTAATTTTTTTAAGTAGTATTCATCACATATATTTTCTTTTACTAAAAAATTATGAAATTGTGAAACTAAATCACGGTGTATACTATACATCCATACATTTTCTCTCATTTTACTCTCTGTACTTCTTCCAATAAATGCATGTGTAGCATTTTCAAGACTTCTGGTGACTTTAATACCATAGTTAGAGTTAAGATCTTTTAACTTAACCCTTGGTATTGAAACACCATTTAGTAAATACAATTTATCTCCTTTACTAGGAGTATATGAATTAGAACTTTTATCAATTAAGGTTTCTGATTTACCCTCAATTATTAAATTTTCTATTTCAATCCAATCTACGGTATTACCATCAATACTTAGGTTTATTTTAAATGCACGTTCCATATTTTACTAATTAATAAAGGGGGGATTACCCCCCTTTACATTTGTTTTTAATTAAAATTTTGTTTTTTCAAAGTGGAAACCTTCTACGTTAGTTTTATTGTACAGCCATCTTCACCACCTTCTGATTCATCATCAGTTTCTGAAATTTAACTTTATTTCCATTTACAATCTCTTTTACCATATAGTATTTAAGATCGTCAGTAAATGCTTGAGATTCAGTAGCAAGTTTACCTAACCTTTCTATGATAGGTTGACTAATAGAACTATTTTCAGCTAACTTTAAAGAATAATTAATTACACGAGTAGCAATAACACTAGAAATATCAGCTCTAAAATCATCATCTTTACCAACAGCACTAACTAATGTATTCATTACATATTGCTCATCCTTTTCTAGGATATCTTTTGGACTAATGATCTTATCTAGTTTATTATTAATAAACATTGTAAACATAGAACTAAAATCTTCTCCTACAGAACCTTCACCAATCATTTGGATCAAAGGCAACTCCTCATCAAACTTTTGAATAGAGCTAATTGCATTAAAGAAAGTAGTGATAGATCTAGGATTTACTCTTTGAGTTACAAGTTCCGGATGCATCAACATAAAGTTAATACAACGACCATCAATGTTTGCATTTTCTGCCCACTTAGCCCATACATCTGCATCATACTTCAGTTCTACTGAAATAAATCTAGTCTTCTGAGCTACGTCAAGACTAGTAACATTATAGTCACCATTGTCTGGGTTAGTAGTTAAAATTACATGCCAGTTCTTTGGAAGAGACCATGAAACATATTCTTGTCTATCAAGAATTTCCATAGTTGCTTGCATAAATCTAGCATCTGCACGAGTATAATCATCAAGAATCAAGAAACCACCTTCAGTTTTACCCTGAATCCACTCAGGTGCAGCATGAGACATTCTCTTACTTACAACCTTATAACCTTTTGCACTAGCTGCATTTATCTGAGATTCATTTATCCAAGTAGTTTTACCTTCTGCATTTTGTATTTGAAATTCTTTTACAGGAAACCCAACCAGATCACCTAATTCTTCTAACTGAGATAAATTCAGTTTTACAACATCCATTCCTAACTCTTTACCAAGTTGCATGATTGCAGAAGTTTTACCTAAACCAGCATCACCTTCTATATTTATAGCTACAGGAACCTTACCTTCAGCTTGTATATGTTGGTTATTATTAACCATGTGTTTAATAAAAGTTTTTAACTCTTCTACATTCAATTGTGTTTGATTACTCATTTTGTTTTTCTTGTTTAGTTATTAATTCTAGTCTTGCTGGAATGACTACTTCAAAATTACATTTTGTGCAACATCTTCCTTCTTCTTTAACAGGAGAAGGATTATGTCCACCTTTATTTCTAACTGTCATTTGACCAACAGTTGTTTCTTCAAATTGATCAAATTCATTTTCACATATACAACAAATCATAACTCTAATTTAATTACCTTACCTGGTAAATCTTCATTCATACTTGATTGTTCAGAAAGTACCCATAGTACATTACCTCGAGGTTTTACACTCCAACCACATTCACCATCTGTAAAATATACAAGACTTGTATACTTTTTTAGATTGGCATTAAAATATTCCAATACAGGGTCAAAATAAGTACCACCACGACCTTTTACTTCAAATTCTTGATACTTACCTTTATAAGGTTGAATTGAATTTATTCGTGTGTCACACTGTACAATAGTAATGTCTACACCACATTTATATATGTGATGTATCTCATTCATAAATTCTTTAAGTTCAGTATCACTTACAGATCCAGATGTATCAATACCTAATAACATATGTTGTCTCATTTTTACCTTAAGACCTGGATTATCAGAAAATCTTCTATTCTCTTTTCTTCTAATCTTTTTAGTAAAAACTTTTGTACTTACTCCTGTAAATCTTCTAACGAACCCTCTCCAATCAAATTTAGGTTTTACTATTTCTGCTATAAGAATAACAGCTTCAATTTCACCTGGCACAGTACCTCTTTTCTTAATAGTTTGTTCTTTAGCATCACTAAGAACTTTTTGTAATTGTTTTTCAATTAACTTTTTCTCAGCTTCTGGTAAATCTTCAAATTCTTCCCAAGTTCCGTGTTCAGGTAATGAAACTGATTGATCATCTCCATTTCCATCACAAATAGTAACCATTCCTTCACCTGCATTTAAACCTTCACAAACTTTGTCAAAATTTTTATCTCCGCAAGTTCCATTTTTATCATGGTCTTCTTTAGCTTGTTTTAGCTTATCATAGTAATATCTACTACCAGCTTTTCTATCAAGATTTAGATCCGGATAGTCATCTATATCAATTCCACCTTCAGGTAACCAATCTTTATCTATATACTGATTGATTTCCATATCCATTGCAATATTTGCCAATTTCTTATCACTAAACATATTAAATGTTGTAAGATGTTGAAATGCAATATGCAATAGCTCATGCTTTAATAATCCCATTTTATGATCGTCAGAAAGACTTTCCCAAAAGTCTGGATTAATAGCAAGTTGAAAGTTTATATTATGTTTACTTACGCCAGCAGTTGGAAGTTTATTACTCCATAACTTATTAAGCATAATAAGAAAGAACCCATAAAAAGGTTCTTTTAACATTAGTTCTTTACTAATTTTACTTAGACTTCTTTTCTTGTCCATTTTCTTTTAATTTTACATTAACTTCAAAAACATCTGTTGGGTATCCAATTGCTTCAAGCATTTTAGACATGTCCTTAATAAAATATTCCATAAATATTTCTATAGAAGCATTAGAACCCTTTTTTTCCGTAATAAGACTTAAAGTTTTTGGACCACTCAATTTATCAGAAGGTACATGCTCTAATAATACCTTATAAGCACTTAAGCACCCCTCTTGCCAATATTCTAATGATTTATTAGAATACTTATATAGAACAATCAGTTCTCCCAAATAATTTTTATAATCTATATTCTTTAATGATTCAAATGCCATAGTATGGTTATCTGAATCAGGAGATCTAAACATGTTCAATAAATTTTTAGTTTCTTCTTTATCAAAAACAATTTTTTTCATCAGTCTTCAATTTTAAGTGTTTTAATCATCCATTTTGTAGGCTTATTAATATTATCTAACCACTCTTTTGCAGTAGGTATATAATTATTGCAGTCTTCTTTAACATGTTGTTCTCCAACATATCTAGTATATACAGTTTTACCATCTGAATTTATAAATGACTTACCAAAATATTCTTCACATTCAAATATACCTTCACTATGATGTCTAAACATTCTATGAATACTATGACCTACCCATGATTTTGTGGCATCAAACCAATCATGTATTTGAATATAATCTTCAGGTACGCCACCCCATTTTTTTACAGATGATTTAGCATGTTGTAAAGGATGTGCCATAACTAATCTGCTTTTTCAAGTAACTCACCTTCGTGATAATAATCTTCTGTTTCAGTATAACGTACATTATTATACACCTTATACTTACCAGAAGGAATTAGTATACATAAATTACCATAACCACCATCGTTGTTCCACCAATCTTCTATGTCATCTAGTATAGATTCATTACAAAAATCTTCTAATTTATCCCATAAATCAGGACAATCTTCTTTTAAACTAGTATTACGACCACTCCATGAATCTAATCTTTGTATTTCATCAAATGCATGATTTATATCTAAATCAGATAATTTATCTTTTGTATAAACAACACTTTCAATAGCACCACTATCTCCAGAACCTTCATAATATACATTTATTCCAGTAATACCCTGTTCGTGAAGTTCAAATAGAACTCCCATTATTTCTGTTTCTTGCATAAATATTTATGATTTAAATTTGTAAAACTTACCTAGTATGTTTCCATTTAGGTATTCTTCTTTTTCTAGGACTTCCCTTTGAAATTGATATTTAGTTTCATAATATGTTAGTTCTGATTTAGAAAAACATATTTTTACTATATACCTTTTAATAGGGATTCCTGCTTTATATGCATCTTGTAAAACTTTATTACTACTATAATAGTTTTGGTAGCTAGGTTTAATAACTAACTCATACCTTTTAGCACGCTTGTCTGTCATAGCTGCTAATTTCTTTTTACCAAATTTTTTCTTTCTAGTACTATAAAAGTTTTTTTTGCCAATATAACGCACAGAATTACCATTAATAATTGCTTCCATTTCATAAACAAAACCAATTGCTCCTTCAGGAATCATCTCATCAGTAAATTCTACTGCTTTATATAGCCAGCTCATAATTTATTTTTTAATAATTTAAATACTTCAGATCTAACTTTATCTATACCATGATCTTTAATAGAATCAGATAGATCTTTAGACAGTTCTAAATTAATATAATCTATACCATATTGTTTTTTATATTTTTTAGCTGATTTAATACCAGCCTCATCATTATCAAACAATATGATCACCTTACTAAACTTATCTAAATAAGTTTTCATAAAATTACTAGGAATTACACTATTTTCACTGTCTGGTGCAATACATTCAGTATTGCCAATTTGCAGTATTTTGAAGCACATTAGATCTTTTAGTGACGAAAGTATAATAAGATATTTAGATTCAAACTTAAGTTGATCTACACCTTGTATATAATCAGAAACTTTAATAAACTTATTGTCTTTATTTTTAGGAGTATAGATCTTATATAAAGAACCATCTTCTCTAAAATATCCATAAATAAAATTAGCTTCTACAGTAAAAGAATCTAATATCCTACCTTCATCTTCTTTTATCATTTTATAGAAGGATAAGGGATAAACATTATATTCTCTCATTATAGTAGAATTTAATTTATAAATTTGCCAATAAGATTTATCTAATGTAGTCCAATGTCTAATTTCGTAATCAGAAACTGCAAATCTACTTTCAGGTTTATAATCTAAAATTTCATAATTATTATTAGAAATATATTCATTGTAATCTTCTAAAACTTTAAAAGATGCTTTACCTCTAGATTTTAACTGAAATAGATGCATTACTAAATTCAAACCATCACCACAATAACCAGATGAAAAATCTTTGAATCTATATTTACCACTTTTATCAATGTAGATACACATTGAAGGTACTTTGTCTTTACTACTAAAGACGGACTTAATTTTTAAACTCTGACCAGAAAGTCTTTCTGCAAGATTTAAATAATACTCAAATACCCATTCTCTAGGTACATCATTAAGATCAGAAATTATTGTATTTGTTGAAATCATAGACTAAAATTTAAGTATTAGGGGGAACCTTATGATTCCCCCTTAACTATATTATTAGTCTAGTGAGAAATCAGATGGTTCTTTAGATTTAGAAAATTCATCATCTCCAAAACTTTCAATTGGTTTATTTTCAAGTTTCTTAAGATGTACTTCTTCATTATAAAGAATAACTTTTCCATTATCTACATCTCCAAATGCATATCTACCATTTTGTGCTTTTGGTAACCACATGTCATAATTAGTATAACCTGTTTTACCAACATATTCTTTACCTGCAACACAATATTCAAGATATTTATCTTTGTATGGAGCAGTATCATTAAATGCTTTAACAAAATCTTCAATTGTTTCATGTTGATTATGTTGTTCTGACATCCATTCATTTATACCTAAACTCTTACAAAGATTTTGTAAAAATATTAAGATTGATCTATCTCTATGAATTTTAATTCCAGATTTAGTTTCACCATCAGCAAATGCATATTGGCTAGCTTTCACTCTACCAATCTGACCTTCATATTTACCTAGTTCAGGATTATTACGATCAATTGAAAATCCTTCAAAATTTTCAATAGGTTTAGTTTCTACATGTAACATTAAGTGATATGCATTATCAATAAATTTAAACTCATCAAGTGTTACACTATTAATTTTTAGTATGTGATTACCTGGACTAATTGTTTTTGGTAAACCGGAACTATTTCCACCACCAAGATCTTCTGTACTTAAAGCCATTTTACTTTCTTTTTTTTAAATTATTAAACAAAAACTTTATCCCATGATGTTTTAACAACACCATCAATCATTTCGGTAATTACTATTTCTTCATTACGTAAATGCTCTGGTCTAGCACCACATGTAACTTCATCATTAGTTTTAAAACTAATAATAGCTTGATTACCTTTTCTATACATATATCCAATTGCATCTGCTTGTGCACAAATTAAAGATTTAATCTTACCTGTAAGATCAATATTTGCAGCCATAACCATTTCACCTTTATCATCAACAACTTTGTCTTTGATATGTCCAGATAAAATAATTGTAGGTGCTAATGTATCAATAAAATCTAACACTTGAAAAAATGCTTGTCGAATATACAAATATCCTGCACCATTAGGTAATGTAGTTACATTATCACCACTATAATTTTTACCCATAGGTGTTTGCCTGTATAGTTTTACTGCTAATGGCATTATCATTTCTTCTAATGCAGTTACAGTATCTACAGTTACATATTTATATGGTTTCCCAGCTTCTTTTATTGCTTTGCCGGTATCCAATAGTCCTTGTAGATCTAAAATAGAAACTTTTAATGCTTCTACATATTCAGCTCCGTTCTCCAAGTCAAGAATTAAATTATCCTCAAGACCTGCAAATGCAGTTGTCTTACCTGTTTTAGGTTTAGAATAAACTAATAATCTCTTTGGATTAACTCTTTCAGCTTTTACCTTTTTTGTTGGTAATACTATTGTACTCATATTATTTTTCTTATTAATTCATCAGCTGCATCTTTCAAGGTATGTGCAAAATCCATTAAAGCTTGTTTAACTTCATCTCTATTTTTCTCTTGATTTGGTGCAAACTCTTCTTCAAAATCAGGGAATAATGTAGTAGTTTTTTGCAATTTTGGAACTTCAAGTTCAGCTTCTTCTTTTCTTTTTTCATATAAAGAATAACTAATTTCTTGACCACTTTGTAATACTACTGCCATTTCATTAACTGGAACTAAATATTTTTTATCTAGATTTCCTTTAGAATCATAACCTTCAATTATATCATATTCCTCTTCAAAATATGGATTATACTTTAATTTAAATAATTGTCTATCATCATACATTGGAATCATATCTTTACTACCTCCATTGTCATCATAAACATTATCATAAAACTCAATGTATATATCCTCTTCTTTTTTCAATTCCCATTCAAAGAATTGACATTGTCTACCATACTTACCTTTCTTAAAGAAAGCAGTTTTAATAGTAAAAAATGGATCTGCAATACCTATGGCTTTAAAAGTATCCATATGTTGCATGTAAAATTCTCGTTCTTTGTCTTTTCTTAAACTCATTTCATAATTTTAATTTACATTCATTGTTTTAATTGTTTCTCTACCTGGAGTATTCATTTCTATAATTCTCATAGTAGTCCTATCTAGTTTAAAAAAACTAGTTCTAACAAGACCGTTACGTGATTTTAAGAAATGAAATACTAAAGTGTCTGGATCTTCTATGATAAATTTTTCAGGTCCATATTTCCTTATTTTCCTTATAGAAGGTTTATTTATACCCATTACTATATCTGCATGTTGCAATAAAGCATCTGAACCATAAATATCAGAATCTAAAACATAGTTTCCATAAGTACCCTCTATTTGTCTTTT